CTTGCAGCTGAACATAAGCAGCGAGTTGACGCCGCCGACCGGGCACGGGATGCCGCGCTCGCCGCCAACGCTTCGCCACTCATGGATCTCCTCGAAGCGGGATACGAGCAGCTTCCTCTCGCAGCTCAAGCCGTCGTGTCAGCCGCTGACGACGACACAGCGCGCAAGGCTCTCCTCGCTAAGGCCCTCGAGCGATACCGAAAGGTCAAGATCGCCGAGCTGTATCCCGAAGGCATCGACAAGTTCAGTGCGGGCAAGGGGGCTGCAGCGCCAACCCTATAGGAGTTCGGCGGCCCGGGCACGTACAATGGCACACGGCTCGGGGGAGCCGTTGCACCATTTGAGTTCACCGCAGGGATTACCCGCATGCGTCAACTTTGGCGCCGACATCGCGGAGAGTGCCTCAAGAGCGAGTGGATTCCGTGCCCAGACTGGGAGTTGGAGGGAATGGTGCGAAATCGCATTCGCGGGTATATGGGATCGCTTATTCGGGACGGAGGGGACGTCGCAGGGTTTGAGTGGGAGGGGGGGATTGATGATAACGCCATTATTAAACGATACAGACGCCAGGCCAGAGCAAAGGAGGAGGAGACTCCCAGCACCGAGCCCAGATCGGCACTGGAGCTCCTGCAACATGCGCTCTACCCCAAGTTCCTCCGTCGACTTGCAGACGGTCTCGCTGGGGGAGGCTTCTCAAGCCTTGAATGCCGAGCAATTCGGTACGCTAACCGTCAACGAACTCCTGCAGAACGGTTGGCTAACACTGAGCGCCCTATCGTCCAACAATACACATATCAAAGGTTCAATGGCGTTGGACCTGAGCCGTATACAGTCACACGTACTTGCCCCCCAGTTACGCCGAAGGACGCTGCAAGGCAGTCCAACGTCGCAACAAACCCTTACATGTCCGACCATAACAAGCTCCTCGCCGTCGTCGCGCCACTCGAGCCCAACCCGGGCCTCCACCTCCTTGGCCGCAGCAACATCAAGTACGGAATGCGTCCTACCCCTGTCGCACCCCCCGCAAGCCTGCCATACGAGCACGCCTGCGGGTATTTCGAAAGCGGTAGCGCAGACTTTGATCCTGCCCGATGCGTCGTTCAGCCTGGAAAGGAAACGTACCTCGCCGACCTTGAGACCACCCTCGCCGACCCTCCAGCCTTCCGTGCGTCAGAGAAAGAAATCAACAAAGCCGTTGGTAGATTTTCCCAAAGATTGGGACTCAGACGCATTTTGGACGACTGTAGATGGGCGACCCCAGGTGCATGCAAGGCGAACGGTACCGCCAGCGCAGGGCTGGTCTTCCAAGAGGTCGGAGCCACCCGTGGACAGTGCGCGCAATCCATTGAACAACTGGCAGGACATGTCGCAGATCTGAGTAAGAAGGGAGTGGTCGCGGGGGCTGGGGTTTGGCAGCTGGGGGGTCGGGGTAAACGCAAGACGCCTGAGGTTGGGGAAACGCTGCGTTCGCGTGCGATAATATTCGATGATGGCGCCAGTGCGATTGCGTCAAGCATGATTTCACAGGGGGTTTCGGAAGCCATAAAGGAGGCACATGGGGATATCAAGATAGGTCACAGGGCCCTGCAGGGTGCTGCGAGTGATGCCAAGCAAAGCGAGCTTAATGACGTCGAGTTCGAGATTGACCATAAAAGGTTCGGTTTCCGCTTGGCTGAGCCACTGCTCGTGGCGGCTTTCGGCATGATCCGCGCACTGCTGCCGCCCGGCGAGGAGTGGGATTATCGGCTGTTGAGGGAGATGAGTCATTGCATTATTAAGACCATCATACTACCGGGGGGATGGACGTACAGATGTACCTTTGGGAATTGGAGCGGGCCGTGGACCAGTATATTGGACAGTTTCTGTAACTGGATCGCGATGGTGGGAGCACTTAACATACTCAAACTACGACAACACGACGTGGATTTATGGATCTATGGTGATGATACTTTACTGGGATTTAGAAATGGTAGTTGCCCACATGGTCTCACGCCCCCGGACGTACAGCAAATACTGAAGCAACGCTATGGTATATACGCCGGGGACTGGAATAC